TCTTCTGTGATGATTACGCCTGGAGTGCAGAGACCTGTTACATCAGGTAAACAATCTGCTTTAGAATATGAGTAACAAAGAAAGAGCCATAAGGCCAAAATTCTTAAGACCATCCATATCTCCTACTGGTTCTTCTACCTTAACTTGTTGCATATAATCTTCTCTGTATCTACTACCCTCAGGAATTATAGAGGGATTCTCTTGCCAGTAAGAGGCTGCCTCAGCACCAATTAACCCGTTTACAGGGCACGGGGTCCCGGCATCCATCATGCTCGTCCAGACACGAGGGTCCTGACATAGGAGGGCCACCGCACTCACTTTCATGCCATAGGCATACTGACTGCGAGATAATTTGAGAAGCTGACACAGCTCATCGTCTATAAGAATGCCTGTAGCAACACCTAATACATTATTTTGAACTGCTCCGCCGATCCCAACTTTACAAATATCACTATTTGAATTAGGTAGAACGGGTGCATTTGCTGTTGGAGGTGTATTGTTTACTACCGTACTCGACACGGTATTGGTTTCAGCAAAAGAGTTTGAAATTGATAGGTACATAAACACTAAAGATAAAAATGCACAGAAAAGATAGAAGTATCCTTTTAACATTTCCATCTCTTTCTTGCTTGTCTTAATCTTGAGTTTGGATCTTTTGCTGCTTTTGGAAACTTTTTCATTTGTCCTGCACTTCTAGCACAGAATGACTTTCTTCTTTTTGCTGCTTTACTACCAGGTTTTACTTTACCTGTCACAGCAGTTTTTAGTTTTGATCCTGGGTTGTCACGTCTGTACTTGGCAACACCAGCCTTAGTCATTCCCGCCCCTGCCTTAGTGGGGCGGAAATATTTTTTAGTTTTTGGGGGTTGTTTGTCCCGTTTTCTCATTATGCAAAAAAGCAGGTTAGAGAAGTAACATTGGTAAGTGTTGCATGTATCTGTGTTGAAAATCTCATGCCCTCGTCACCAAGGTATGTTTCTATTATTGCTGTAGCTGATGCAGGTGTATCAATATCAAAAAGCGTTGAGCCACCACTTGCATCTTTTAAAACAATACTTCCAGCGGATCCAGCACAAATAGCATGAATCGCTATGAGTCTAGCAGGACCACTTGTGACGTTACCAGTTGCGGTAACTTTTGATGATTTAAGTCCTAACATTTGTCACTCCTATGATAAGTTATTGTTTTGTATGTACAATACTGTAGCAGTAGCAGCACCTGTAGATCCGTCTTCTGTACCTGCAACGAAGTCTGCAAATACTTCTAAATCAGTTGTGCCTACGTCAGTTGCTTCAGTATCAAGTGTACCTCTTGTCGTTCCTAGTGCTTTTACGTTAGTAGCAGGAATGAATGCATCTGAGTCGCCACTTGTACCGATAGCTACGGTTGCTGTTCCAGAATCGTTATTTACAGTTGTTACGTTTAAAATTACATCAACAATCTGTGAGTTTGCTGGCACTATAGCAACTCTCTGATTGAGAGCGTCTGCGCCAATAATATCTAATACTACTGATTGTGCCATAACCACTGAACCAAGATTAGTAACATTAGTTCCAACGGTTGAGCCTGTAGTATGTCTAATTGTTCCGGCTTTTATCGGGCCAGAAAATGTAGTTGTTCCCATGTCTATGCTCCTTTTGATAGTCCCATAA